TTCTAAATAGTCATCAAATCTTAGTCTTGTTTCAGACTCAGACTTTAGATACCATAAGTATCCTGATGTACCATCTTCAGTAGCAACTTCTACCCAACCGATTTGAGCCATATCAGAACCATTAATTTGGAATGAATCTTTTATGATAATTGGTTGATTACTAAATTGAGTAAACTGTGGTTGAATTGATTTAACACCAGCATTACCTAGTCCAAGTGGAGCAGAAGTACCTTTTGCAAATAAAGATCCGTAAACGAATATCTTTATATTAGCATTTCCTAAAGATCCAAATGTAGCAACTTGAAATGGATAAGCAGTGATAACAGTTACCCCAGCCTGTGCAACAGGAACAGCTCCTACAATACCTTTTACAGTTACACCAGTTACAGTGTTCATAGCAACAATAGTATCATTCGGAAATATTGCATTCTGAATTGTACCACCATTTGTAGGTATCGATAATTGAAAAGCTGCAATTTGAGCTGCAGTTTGAGTTACATTACTATAAGAAATATGTAATCTATTTTGCTCAGACCAAATTACTTGATCTGATGTCATTGGCATTTCAGCGCCAACCATACGTAAGAAACCATTTAAGGTTCTGTTACCATATCTCTCTACTTCTTGTTCATATATCTCAGGAAGATATTGTTGAGCAAAGTCATTTTGACCCCCAGTAAAGTTTAGGTAATTATTAGCTAAAGCTAATTGTTGTTGCGATGGAACTATACTTCCAAACGCCGGATTTATTACACCCATAATTTTAAATTGTTTTAATTGTTAAATGTTCTTTTTTTGATTTTTAATTTTGAAGAATCAAAACCACTTACCGCTTTAACTTTTAACCCATTAACAAAAACATCTCCAGTAGGCGTTGGCCTAGTTTCACCGGTTATGTTTTTTGATTTCGCAACAAGATCTTTAGTAGCATCGGATTTTCCTTGCTCATAAAAATGTTGTGCAATAGTGTCTACGTTTTCAGCAGCGTACATAGCTTTGTGATAACCTTTAACATCCTTTACATTACCTTTATTGTCTAAGAACTTCTTAACTGTGTTTGTAATATTTGATTGTTTAGTCGCAACCTCATTAGGATTTTTAACTCCATATCTAAATTTTTTTTCTCCAATAGCGATATCAAAACCTTTGAAATCATCAGAAAAATATTTTTCAGTATTAGATTTAAAATCTTCATGTTGTTGTTGAGCCACATTTTGCTCTTTATTATAGCGATTGAAAAACTCCATAGCCTTTTGCTGATCTTGAGTAACTCCGGGTCTCAACTTGATTTCCTCGTAGTATTTACTTTTTAATCCTTCTAAATGACCTTTGGCTTTTGCAACCTCTTCTTTATACGCAAGTTTCTTTTTACGAACCTCACGCTCTTCATCCACTTCTTCATCATATGCAAAATTATCTTCAATCATGAAGTTAATCTCACCTGAATCTAAGTGTGACTTAGCTTGTTTGTAGTACTCTCTTAACAGAGTATCATTATCTACATTGGAATAGTCAGCGTTTAATCTAACATAATCTTCCAACGTTCCACCTGTTTCTTTCATAAAGTCTACGACTTTTTCAATGTTTTCAGGTAGTTTAGCTATTTCTCGAACCTCTTCAGGTGTTGGAGCAATAAGCTTTTCATCTAGTTTTTCACCTATTTGTTGTATTTCTTCTTCTACAACCTCTTCAATAGGCTTTACTTCTTTTTCTTCTTTAATTTCAGTAACCGGGCTGGATTCTTGATCTTTGTCTCCAGATCCCACGCTTTGCAGTTCCACTTCGGATCGTTCTTCGCGTAACACGCCGCTCTCTGTTTTTTGTTCTTGAATGGCATCTGTTTGTTGTGTTTTAGGTTTTGACAAATCGACTTTAATAATATCGTTTTCTACCAATTGTTTAGGTTTACGTTTAATTTTAAACGTACCTTCTTCTTTTACTTGTTCTGACATAATATAATATAATAAAAATTAAAAATTTATTGTGGACTAAATTGCTCTAATCCAAATCCACCTAAGCTCTCATCGCCAGCGGATTCAAAATCTGTAGGCAAAGTATCGTTTTGCCTTTGGTTAATCATTTGCGATTGTTGACTAGCTTGTATTTTAGTTCGTTTATCTTTACGATCTTCTATTTCTTTTTCTTTTTGTTGAGTAGCACCTTTGTCCATTTGCGCTAGCTGTAATTGATACTGAAACTCTTCAGCCATCAATTGTTTTTTAATAGCAGCTTCGCTTTGCATTCTTTGCATTTCAAATTGAGATTTTGCTTGTTCAACTTGAATTTTTTGTTCCGTTAAAGCTTGCTGTTTTTGAACCTCAGCCATTGCTGTTTTTTCTGCTTGAGTAGAATTAGCTTTTGCCTGAGCATCAATCATTTCTTTTTTCTGCTTTTGATCTAACTCTTGTTTTCTAATTCTTTTATATTTTAAAACTTGATTAGCTAAAGCAACATTATTAATTTCTCTTAAATCAATAGCATCTTCTAAGAATATTTGATTTTGTTGAATTGCCATTTGTATGTTTTGTTCTAACATAGCTTTTTCCTCTTCTTCAGGTTCAAGCTCTAAAAATAAACCAAATTCAAATAAGTTTAATTTTTCAACTTGCTCTAATGCTTCAACATTAAATATATTTAAACTATTTATCAATGACTCTTTTGTTAAAGGAAATTCCAGCATATCAGCTATTCTTAAAGATATATTTTCGCAAGTTCTTAAATTTAAATATAAACTTGCATTTAAAATATGTTTAGTAGCTATATTAGAAGCGTTGGCAGCCATTTTTTGTAAGCCGACTAAAGCGTCTTTATCTGGTAAACTGCCATCTCTAGCTTCATTTAATCCTGTTACATCTCTTATCATTTGTAAGTAATACTGATAAGTAGCTATTAATGATTGTATTTTTCCGTTAGCACTAGATGATTGTAATTCTTGTATAGGTACTTTACCTCTGTTTGGATCTCCATCTTGCGTTAAGCTTCTACCAACTATACTACCAGTTTGGAAATACATGTTTAAAGCTTCTTGTGGATTGTAATTAGTACCATTACCTAGATCAACTTCAGCTAAACCATCAACATCTACAAATACACCATCTGGAACCATACGTTGAATTACTTGTTGTAATTTTAACGATGTTAACTGTATCATGTCAGCATAACTAGTTATACGACCTACTAAAGAGTTTATGCGCCCTTGATAAATATGTGGAGCACATATATTATAATTCATGTTAACTTTAGTTAAATTAGCTGAAGGACGAGTCATATTTTCAGCCAATTTCCATTCTAACATTTGTGGAACACCCATTACTTTTACACCACTATATAAAACCTCTATACTTCTAGAAACTCTATCAAAATTATCACTTGGTGGAGGATTAAAAAAATCTTCTTTTTGTAAAGTTTTTTCTAGTCCTTGATCTGTTTTCTTAATTTTAAAAACTTGATCTACATACGTTTTATATTCAAAATATAATAATTGAATTAAATCATTATCATAATTAGGATTAGCTATGTACCCTTGTCTTCCAGGATATCTTACCATAGTTTCTAACTCTTCATCAGTTAGATAAGGAAATTGTTTTTTAATTTCAGGTATTGTTAAAGATTTTATCTCACCTACATACCAAATATCCTCAAAATTAGGATCATTAGTGTAAGAATGTACTAAATTAGCTGGATCTACGTACTCAACTCTAACACCTTCAGCTTTGTTAAATTCAGTTTTAACAGCGCCAATACCTATTGTAACAATATCTTCAACAATTCTTTTGTTTATTAAATCATATTTATTAAAAGATAAAACACTACTTAAAGCTTCTTCTTCTGCTATTTCAATAGTTTGTTTATAATTTAATTGCATGTGAACCTCTAGCTCTTCCTTGTTCTTAGGTAGTTCATTTGGTTTACTAGTGTTTAAAACAGAGATGCCCATTTCTTTTTGCAATACTTCATCAGATTGCTTTAACAACATGTCATCTTTCATTTTTTGAGCATATGTTGTTCTTTCTTTTCTAGAAAAAGGATCTTGTGCAAAAGCATTTATTTTAAATTCTTTAGCTGCAATACCATTTACTACTATATCTACAAATTTAGGTATAATAGGCACTGGCTTCCAGTCTAAATTTAAATAAGACAAATCACCATTAATAGATAATTCATCTTTATATTTTTGTACAGATTGTTCACCTCTAGCGTACAATCTTAATCTATTAAAATTACTATAACCTGTATTCCATTTACCACTATTTATTCTTCCGCCTCTAAACCATTCATATTCAATAGCTTGCCCAACCTGTAAACCATATTCTAAAGTTTTCTTTTCCGCCTCAGGTACCACCTGACTAGGAAATGCACTATTAGTATTAATATCGATCATTTATAATTATTTTTGATTCATTACCTTTGTTGTTGTATTTAGAAAAATTTAAATTAACAGGTTGTTTTACAACCTCAGCAACAGGTCTATATTTATTTTTATTACACGCCATTATAGCTAGGCCAGAGCTAATTGATGCATCGTGTTTTGTTCTATTGTTTATATCAAAAGCAGCCCAGTCTTCTAAAGTTCTTTGAAGATACATAGTGCCATATTGTTCGTTGTTATAACCAACAAACATTTCTATGTAAGATTCAATTGCTGCTGCGTGAGCTTGTTTTACATCTTCACTTGAATTAGGTATACCACCTATTTCTTTTTCAGTAACAGATAATTTATGCATTGTTTTATCTGGTCGGTTCATAGAATAACCTCTATAACCTCTACGTTTAAAATAATAAAGTAATCTAGGTTTGTTATTCTCTGCAAGTATTGGCATGCCATAAAAAATACAAGCCATTAAAACATCTTCAAAAAATATCTCTGCAGTTTGTGGTCTTGATATATATTCTAAGAAAAATAAATTTGGAGGAGCATCATCCATACTAAATTTAGTTAAACCGTGTAAAGATCCTTTCGATCCTCTACCATCCACTGTTCCTGATATATCGTAGCTGTCACAACCAAATGCACCTAGATGATCGTTGCCAGGAAGCTTTTGACCATTTTTTATTATTACTTTGTTTTGCTGGTTCATGTTTGGTACCCATGAAACAAAAAACCTACCTTGTTTGCTAGGTAAAAACAAAACAGTTGTATCTTTTATTCCGTCTTTCCAATGAAAATTTCCTTGAGTAATAACACCTGAATGTTTTAAATCTTCGTTATAATCTATTTGTTCATAGATTTTAGTAAGATTAAAAAGTGATTGCTTTGTTTCATCTCTGAACGCGTGTTTTTCTGTACGTGGAAATTGTCTATATAATTCATTAAGTGCATCAGGATCATCCTTAAGGCCATCTACTTCATTCTCCCAGTGTTCGATGACACCGATTTCAATCTTTTGGCCATCAATTCCATCGACTTCGGGTTTTGGAGTTTCAAAGACAGGGTATCCATAAGAATCAATGTATCCTTCGTAGTTCCACTCCATAGGTATAAACAAGCTATATAATCCTGAGCTAGTCTGTCCATTGCGGTTTCTTTTTTTAACGTTTGAGTCATCGTATAATTTTTTGTAGTTTCTACCGCCTTTATCAAGAGCATTGCTCGTTGATCCCATCATACATTTACCAATAATTCTACTACCTAATCTTAATGTTGTTTTTGTAACACGCCAGTTGTTAAGAATATTTTCTGGTTTTTCCCATTTACCTGCTTCATCATGTACGAGAAGCATAAGTTTTTCACCATCATAGGAGTTATCTCCAGTGTTTTTCCAGTCGATTGTTGTGTCAAGCCCAACCATTTCTTCAAGCCTTTCATTTGCTTCAAGTTTTTTTCTTGTAAATTTTGATGCAGGAACTCTATATGCAAGTTCTGTTTTTGGACGATCCATACCATCTTGGATCGGTTTAAAGAAAAATGGGTAGTTAACTGATATGGGTACAATTTTGTCTGTAAACATTTTTTTAGCATCAGCCCCGGATTTTGATAAGACACCGAATCTAGCATCACTTGATATTGTGGCCAAATTAACGGTTTCGCCCGATGCCATAAAAGAGAATCCTGATCTTCTGTTTTTAAGATATGCCATGCCATAGCATCTTTTATCTGACTTGCATGCTTCCCAGAATATAAAGAATAATCTGTTTGCTTCTCTAAAATCTGGCTGCCCAACATCAATCTTTGACCATTGCAAATACATGTAGTGAGTACCAGTGATATAAGTAATAACACCTTTGTTGTAAAACCAGAAACCTTCATCTCTTCTTCTAAATTCTTCATCTAT